GCCCCCATTTGTGGTCCGTAAGAGCAAACACCTGCTGTACAAATTCCCTAGCTACAGGCAGGTGTTGCACGCTGGGCATCATGCCCACGCATATCGCGTGCAAGTAAGCATCATGGGCGCTGCCACATGAATTGCGTGTGTTGGCATAGAACAACTTAGGCAGAAGTTTGCCAGGTTTAGGTCCGAATGCGAAACCGTAGGGGGTCCTTGCGGACCACCATCTGCCGCTGCAGAATTCCATATCACAACGGTATCGCGATGCCTTGACTTTAAGTTCAAATCCCGCCTGTTTTCCAACACGGATCAGGGCATCTCGGGCCTCTATCGCCAATCTAGCGGGTACTAGTATGGCTGCGTCGTCACCGGCGACAATAGCTTTATGTTTAATATCCTTCAAAGCCTCCTCCACTGCAGTAATAACTGCTATGGTATTGCCAACCGTAGTGGTTGTTTTCCCACTAGGAACCGTACCAGGGACACTATACGATATGCCCTTAGAAGTATGGCCGTGGGTCACGGTATCTGCACGAAACATGAACACCGCTTCTTCAGGTGCTCCTAAATGAACGTACAGGTCGGTTTCGACATTAATGCACTCCTCACAAACGCTAGCATCGAGACGTACGGCATCTGAATCCAAGTATGCGACCTCTTCATCAAACGAGGTTTCCGCATAATCAAGCCACTTGTCAAGTGCTTGGGCATTTAAGCCTGGTCCGTACGTAGTGTCGCCATGCTCGCCTTTGCAAGACTTACTCAAAGCATGAGCAAAGGGGCCTGTTGCATTAACATATTCCAACATGCACCCTTGTATGAGGCGAGGATCATAATCCTCTATCAAACCCCATGGCTCATCATCAGTCGGTTCAGTCCGCTTTTCGGCACACTCCGACTTGGTAAAAGCTTTGCGCGTTCCACTATAATAGGCATCCGCATAGGTGTCATCCTCTAATGCGCGATCCAACTCTCTTTGCTGTTTTCCGGGAAATCGTTTCTTCCATTCGGGCCTATAGGTCGGAATTATCGGACCAAGCTCACCAAATAGAGAAAACATACGCCTTTTCCCCGTGGAGGACCACCATCCTGGCTCTGCGGCTGCTCGCTCGCAAATCCCGCGATTTCGCACTGCTACAAGATCATTGTGTACACAGTGGCGGGCCAAAGCCGGTACGTGGTTGGAAATGCCGAGCCCGATATGGAACGGGCCTTCGGTGGCAATGCAATCTTGTTGGGAACAGTCTACATCACCATCTACTTTACACTTCGCCCCCTCTCTCATTGGCTTTAACGGTCTATTCCGAGCACAATAGGTCACAAGGGGGCCAGCTACACGAGGCTGGGCGCGTACGCGCAGTATCCTCATTAGGGCCAAATAAACTAATAGCCCACCCAATAAGGACACATCGCGCGCGCCGGAGTGTTCAGCGGCAGTTAGATAATGCCAAGCTTGCCTACCTACGGCAACTGTTGTTTCTAACAGATTCGCCTTCGCGAATTTTGCTTTGGCTTTGTTTTGCTCATCTCTAAACGCTACAAACTTGGATATAACTACAATCCATTGTTGAAGGGCACCCTGCACTTTACCTTTAGTGAAGAGGCTGTAGGCGAAGAGGGCGATGGCTGTAGCACCCGCTGTAGCCGGGGTCAACCACCATTTATTACGGCCGGCCCAGATCATCATCTTCTTCGACCTTTCTGATATAGCCGCGAAGGGATCTGACAACCTGGCGTTATGCACGGACACCGCATCCGTGTGGAAAGCTAAACAGTCCATAGCCTTGGACTCAGCTTCCATATTACGCAACAGGCCGAAACTGACGATATACGGTATACTATCTGCTCTTTCCATCGTCGAAAGTCTCGTTGTTTTAAGCCACTGCCTAGCTTGAATACAGGCATCAGCGTAAGTTCTCTCTTCACGCTTCTTGCCGGCGGCCCAAAGAGCAATATGGCCGACTCCCTGTTTGGGCACTAACACCTCGCTGTCATGTGTTTGACAAAAGAAATTCTCATCAGCGGAATAAATACTTGTGATAGTGCTCATGATTGGCCATAGCTCAGTTTCACGTGAGTCGTGAAGGCCAACCATATCGGGTGTGACGTTGCCGTAATAGCTATCGTTCATGGGGTCTTTGGCCCGAACGTCTTCTATCTCGGCTCTAACGAGGTGGTATTGAACAATACGACAATCACCAACGGTGGTTACTACATTCCACGCAAGTGTGTCATCGCCTACTTTACAACCACCCGGGATGGTCCAGTCAGCCGGAGATTTCCTATATCTCGCAGTATGCTGAGAGTCCTCAACCCACAACCCGAGGTTATCGCGTTCCCAGCGCACCTCAGGTAACCCACCCGGCAAGACGTGGTGTCCCCCACGCTTGGCTCGATACTCATACTGTACACTGTAAAGTTTCTCATGGTCATCGAGCATATCTCGAATATTCTCAGGAGAAAAGTGCTGGATCTGATCAATCAAAATATATACATCAGCACCGAAACATCCATTACAGAACGTGCCAGGCTTACAAGTGCATTCTGCATCAACCCCCACATCACTTATTGAGTGCATGTGGTGTCTATGATGACAGCCATCAACCTTGTGCCTCCCTATTGATACACACCGTTTCCCCGCACGCGTACAGAGGAAGGCGCAATATTTTTCATAGAGCGTCTTCATCCACATCGTGTCCGCGGTTCCTCCTAGCGACAAATTCCACAGCGGCAAATCCCGTTGCAGCTTCTCGAAGTGTTGTTTGTCGCCGAGATCCGGCACAGTAGCCTTGGGGCGTTCA